AAGTTTGGTTCCGCAAGTCTGGTTGAAGGCGTATGAGGGATGTCCCCATACGTGATACATCGCGTGAACCAGTTCATGTCGGATCAATGTCCTGTCGTAAACGTAAATATCTTCGATGAGAATCGCGTTGTCGCGAATGAACGCGTAGCCAACGATGTGCTTATCATACTCGACCATGATGTCGAAGTGGTCGTCGTACGGGATGACTTCCATCTTGAACCAACGGATGACACTGTATGGCGTCTCTACCTTCAATTTCGGCGCCGTGACAGCCAAGCATACTTGGAGCCTATTAGCCTCTTCCTCGTAGAAGTCGAGTGGCTCGAATTGTTGAGCGTTACTGATTTGCGTGATGCGTACGTCCATATCGTGCTCAACCATACGCTTCACCACCAGCGAACTAACGAGCGTAGCTATAATTGCAAAGGCAATAAACGCGATGACCTTTTTGTCTCGTAGGTTGTTCCACTTAATCGACACGGTTCCTCTCTTTGGCTTTGGCTTGGTAGTATGCTTGCGCAAATTCAATTACTAGGTACACGAACAGCATAAAACCAATGCTTCGTGCCCAAAGCTTGCTATCGAGTCCAACGAATGACCACGTAACGAGGCACCACGCAACTGGAAATACCGACCAACTAACGAATGACTCGATATTACGTCTATTAGCCAAGAACCACTTACGCAGTCTATGTCCCCACATTGTCGCGCTCCATAATTGCTTGCCGAAGATATACGGCGAGGTCTAGTGCCTCTTGGTAAGCGTCCATCAAGGCATCGCGGCCATTATGCGTTTGTAATTCGCGCCCGTACTTGATGATCCCCTGCGATCGACGGAATTGAAGATCGGCCACGACCTGATCTGTCACGGATCTAGATAAATTGGTGGTCACGGGGGCTGGCTGTGCGAGGCTGTCCGCAGGATTGCGCTGTACGTTACCACACGTGCATCCGTACCTCTCGCCATACATTACGTAACTGCACCACACTTCATGGAGTACACTAGGCATCTTCTTTCCCCGTTGAAACGGTGACTCGACCAGTACGAGGGTCGAAACTTGGAATGTAAATATCACCAACAGCACCAAGACCAGATGCCTTCCACGCGAGAGCGCCAGCGCTCATATCGTCCGGAAGGTGATAGGCGTCGCCAGCGCGGAACACATCTTCGACAGATGCGAGGCGGTGTGAGTCGTATACCCACTTGATCATGGGCATTTCCATGCGCCCATGCTCGATCGCTGTAATATAATGACTCAATAGCTCGTGGCGTGGTAGGCCCTGCATGATGACACCCTCACTCCCAACTGTGAGGTAATCGTCAATAACGCCACCGATGCCGGTCATGTCGTGGCAAGCCGCACCACCATAGCGCTTCACTCGCGCTTCAAATTTGCCGATCATCACGGGCCACGGCATTCGGCCAGTACGCTCGAATGCAACCAGCCTTACTGGTGTAACGTCGGTCCTGAACGTCCAAATAACCGTCCAATCGCGCTTTTTAGCCCAATCGCCGCCATGCGCGTAAGTCCCACGCTTAGTAACACGACGATCAACACCACAATTACCGCAAACGATAGAGCGGATATCACTACGCATGTAAGGATGAAGACAACGATGGCAGAAAGGTTCTGGAAGATTTCCAGGATAGGGTGCTTCGATTTCGATGTACTCATGCTCGTCGCCATTGAAGACTCCAAGTTCTGACTTGAAGACCGCTTTGCACTTATCAGGGTCAATCGCGCGCCCCGTCGGGTTTGGTTCTTGGTTTTCATACTCGGCGTCCCACATCGAGAGTGTAACGGTTTTCTTCTTGCGTGTAACGGCTTCGTCATCCAGCCAACCACCATTAGATATTAAGTTTTCACGAAAACAATTCGATACGGCTATTCCGTTCGCGAGGAACGTATGGTCATTATCTACCGTGATATCATAAACTTTCCCGTCGAATTTCTTGACCGATACCGAGTCAATTCGACGGTATATATAGTCCCCATCAGAATATGGCGTGTTTGTGTGTGGGTTGTTAATAGTATTCTTAAGCCATGCACGGACAGTACTCCTGTCTACGCCTATGTCTCTTGCAATCTGTGATAGATTAGCGCCATTTTGGAACTTATCGCGCGCCTGTGCCGCCGCAGGAATATTTTGCGATGCTGTGCGGTATTGTTTCACCGACACACGCCAAGCAGGATTACCAATTGTTGCGCCAAGAGCGCGAGCGGACGGCCCAGGTCTATTTGTTACCTTCACTAGCGACACGCTATATCCCAAGCCAGAAGCGATGCGGAACATTTGCCTAGCTAATTGCTCGCTAGAAGATTGTCCGATGTGGCCAGCACGATGAGTCCAACCATCACCATATAGCCAGCCGTCGAGTAGTCCTTTAGCGAATTCGCGCTCTAGCGGTAGCCGCAATAGGGCCTTAGTTATGGCGTTACCTGCAACCCATGTTTTGACTAGAGTGGCATATTCGTTACTGTTATAGCGGACTACTATACCCTTACTGTCTCCAGCGCGGTGTATACGCGAGCCAGCAGAAAATTCGACTGTTTTCTGTTGAACTTCTATGCCCTCGTCTTCATGGAGACATAGCGTAACCGATTTATTGCGTTCGAGGTAACCTTCGGCGACATAAATACCAACGGCCCATCCATGATCGTAGTTGCCACCGTCTTCAAACTTCAATACTGGTTCTATGACGCGATCGCCAACAACAAGATCGCCTGCGCTTTTCCACCCGTTCGCAGTAGGTATCTGGTGCTCTGGTGTGAACGATATGTCCTCTGGTAGTCCGCGCACTGAAAATGTAACCATGTCGCCAGCGTATGCACGTTCAAACACTCGTGACACTGGTTGACTATTGCCGACACCAGAAGTTACTACGTCACCAACTTGGATGTCTCCGAGACGTTTAATACAACCGTTAGCCATCGTTACTGGCGTGTCAAATTTCCCGCACCATTCGTATGTCTTCCAACCTTTTTCGATTGACCGCTTGAGGATCTCGGTCATCGTGCCGTTAGCATAATGGTGCGTCGAGGACGCGACGACTTGCTCTTCGATTCCAAAACGCTTCATCGGCTGACCGAGCGCGGAATCGAAGATGCTTAGGTCCATTTCGTCAACTTCGTCGAGTCTGAGTCGCTGTGGGTGCGGACCACGGACAGATCGGCTCGATGCCATCAGCGCTTTGAGGTAGCCACCGTTGGTGAGCTTGATCATTTTCTTGGTTACGCCACGTGCGTTATCGGCAACCTCAGAATCAGACCCGCCAACGATTAGGTGCTTCGGAGCGTCTGGTGCATTCCAGAACGCTTCCGGCATTTCTTCGCCGTTGATGTAATTCAGTACGCGCTCAGACTGCTCGCCCGATCCGCCTAGGATGTTGACCTTGGCCCCTAGAAATACCGATTCACAAAGGCCAAGTAGAGCGAGAAGCATCGACTTGCCGCCAAAGCCACGAGAAGCCTTCCAAACAGTGACGGTGTTTCTGGCGAAGTAGGCATCGGCGAAGGCGGTAAAGGGAGCTTCGTGGTGTTCGCAGATTTTCCTGCGCGGTATCTCTACATTGAAGTAGAGTTTTACTGCTTCCCACAACTCATCGTCATTCTTCGGGGCTGGTAACGCACCGGCCCTCGATCCGCTTAGAGCATTAGCGGCTCGATGCAGTCCTTCTGCCATTAGGCCGGAGTTTACAGACGCCATTACCAAGTCCCTGACTTGAATGCTGGTTCGCCCAGCAAGCGGAAAATTCGTGGCTTACGAATGAATGTTGTGAACCGCACCCATTCGATGTGAATACCAAGTGCCTCTGCCTCTTTCTTTACTTCGCGCGCAATCTGCTTGTTGAGAATATTGCGCTTCTCTGGTTCTAGTCGTTCGGGGTCCGCATTGGTGAGTACTTCAGCGATCATGCCAGCGAGCGTACCGTGCATCGTACGCTCGTAGTCCTGAACTTCAATCATTGCAATACGGACGTCCTTCACTTTGCATAGCGCAGACGCCATACACGTAAGCGTATTGCCGTCCTTCGTCTCGATGTCCATTCGCCCCGTGTCAATGGTACCCCAAGACATGTCACAACCCATAATGTCGAGGAACCACGGTATTCTACCGTATATTCCAGGTCCGACGTCAGGGCCATCCGCACGGCGCCAGAATCTACGCCAATGCGCCCAATCAAAAAATAGGAAGTTAAACGGAGTCCAGACCTTCCCAAACAGTGTGAAATACCCATTCTCGTGCGCGTCGAGCCTACGAAACGGCCATAGGAACTCGATGAATTCCAAGATGGATTTGAGCAGGTCGTTCAGCACTCTAGTGCTCCTTGATTAGCCTCGTACGCAAACGGCCCACCCTAGTTGGATGGGCCGTCGCAATCGCACCGCAACTCGATTACTCGACGAACGGTAGCAGAGCGCTCGTGAAAGCGTCTGGCACCACGATGTCCTTGAAGTCGGCTTCGGTAACTGCTGGGACCGAGATATCCACCTTCCCTTCGAGAAGCGCCTTCTCGCGTGCTTGGAACTCCTTCACGTTTGTGAGCTTGACGGAGTTCGGGATCTGCTTGCCGGTGGTCTCGTCAATGACCGGAACGGGCTTCTTGTCGTCGCCCTCGCCTTCGTACTGAGTGAACTCATCGACGATCTTCCCGCGTTCGGCGAGAATTGTTTCGGCTTCGTCGCGTAGATGCTTCCGGATGCGTGACGTCTTGAGCGAGAAGAGGCCAGGAAGCTTGATGAGTGGGGCGCCGCTCGCGTCCTTTGTGTCTAGAACCTTAAGGTTCTCGTTGGACGACAACACCTGCTCGTTGGAGATCGTAAACGTCTTCATGATTGCCCTTGGGTAGGCTGAAAGGTTTGACATGACCACACGGGTGCGGGGTTATGCTGTGCTATCTGGCGCCGGTTCGACGCCGCTAGATACCGATTCCTCGACCGCTGGAACGACAATGGCGTTTGGCGGCGGCGGCATAAGCGCTTGCAACGTCGGAGGTAGCGGCGACATTGACGCTAGTTCAAGCCACTGCACTTGCACCATCGGGTACTTGTCCGAGACGTAGAACAGAATGTCATCCTCGTCCCATTTTGCGCCCATCTGCGAATCCGACAACTGAATAACGCGGTCATCTTGCTTGATTTCATTAGTGAATGGATCTGGGCCGACGAATCGAGCCGTAACTGTTACGGAGTCGCTATTCACGTTCGAGCGCGAGTACCCGATCAAGAAGATCTGGTATGGTTGCATTGTTAAGCTCCTTGAATTGAATCGTGTAGGGCATCGTGCGCCGAGCGGCGACGGCCATCGTTCATTACCAGCGCAAATCTCTCATCGCCACTCATACAGTAATAATACGTCCTAGCGACGCCAATCTTCCCTGCGTTCGCAACTATGTCAACTACTAGGCGGCGTTGCTCTTCTTCGAAGGCGGCGTCTGTCTGTGGTCCCCACGCATCTTCCATTGCCGCTTTTTCAATTCCATACTCGGTTATCCATAGCGGCATCTTCCCGCGTAGAATGGTCTGCGTGTCACGCACCACGCTCGTGTAGTCAACTGGAACTCCGTACGTGTGGATACACCACGCTTCAAGTGTAGGACCACCAGCCGCGAGATAGTCCTTGATGTACTGCGGCTGGGCGTAGTTGAACGCAAGTCCAACGCCAGTGAAGCGCGTTCCAACGGGACAAGCCGCAATTATTCGTTTCATTAGAGCGGCATACTGTTTTCCGCTGATGGCGAAGTTACCTCTCGACCAATCTAGCGCGTTCCACTCGTTACCAACTTGCCATAGACGATTCGGGAAGCGACGCGTCAGGTCCGCCATCACCTGCACGGTATGATCGGCGCTGTCCGTGTCGTGCACACAAATTAATGGTTCAATTTCTGCTGAATCAAATAATGGTAGTTGCCAGTCCCAGTGTGAGTTATCAGGATTACGTGTATAATATGTCAGGCGTGCATGTTTGATATTAAGTAGCTTTAAACCCTCAATATCGCCAGCATTTTTGTGACTGACTGCTCCGTGCAACGATGAAACTGGTTTAATAATTATTGATGGTCTTTTTGTGAACAGGCCACGGAGGAAGGCGAGGAGGCGCGCTATCACGACATTATTCCATTCGCCACGAGCGCGGCGCGAATCTTCACCACCATACCGTGCAACTCGGAGGCGTGGGCGTCCGAATCGAAGCCGAACGCGCCGGTCACATATCCGGCGAGCGCACCACCAGAGGCGTAAGCGGTTTGTGGTGTGGCCGCGTTACAGCCGAATCCGCCCGTCACCGTTACCGTGCTGGCGAAGGTGGCGGCTCCGCCGATTGCCATACTGAATCGCGTGGCCGTGCCGTCGTACCACTCTATCGCGTTCGCGTTGCCCGTGATATTCGGCCCCATCTGCCACGTATTCGATACGCCACCGGAAGTCTTGCTCGTCATCCGATAGGTTGCCCCGTAGGTGTTCGACACCGCTTCCACCGACATAAACGCCGCAGTATTGACTGGCGCGACCTGTGCAATCGCGCCTGTCGCAGTCACCGTGCTGGCGAAGGTGGCGGCACCTGTGAAGGAGTGACCACCCGCAGCGTTGTATTCAAGAGCCGATGCTTTCGTGGCGTGGGTGTGACCATATAGCGTGATAAAACCGCCAAACCCATCTACTGTGCTTCCGTTTATACGCCATGCACTATCTGAGGCGGCGGCGATAACACTAACCCCACTCGCTACCGTGATGGTCGTGCCCTGAATGTTCAGCGTCCCCGCGACCACGGTATTCCCCGTCGCCGCCGCGACCGTGAACTTGTTCGTGGCGATACGAAGGTCTTGCGCGAGGTCTATGATGCCATCTGCACCAATCGTGGCACGCAACAGGTTGGACGTGTAGAACTTGATCGGCAGAAACGATCCGGTCGTGCCATACGTCGCGCCGAGGTTGAACGCCCCCGCATCGTGATACAGCACAATGCGCGAATCAGTCGCCGCCGCTTCCAGCATAATGCCGCTTGCGGCGGTTGCCTTGACGCGCAGAATATCGCCCGTGATCGTGGACACCCCGCCCACGTACATCGCCCCACTAAACGCCCCCGTCGTGAACGAGGCCGCGCCTGCTTGTACCGTACTGCCGTTGAAGTTGAACGTACACGCGCCGCTTACGCCAAGTACAGAAAGGAGCAGGGCGTCGGCATGGTCAGCGAGGTAAAATGCGTATGAAGCAACACCCCCACCTCGGACCTTTAGCCCATATCCCGTCGCGCTGTCGTTCGCAATATTCGCAAGGAAACTTCCGGGTAGTGTCGCTGTCGCCCCAATCGTCGTAAACGAGGCCGCACCGGCGGTGAGGGAAGACGTAAATACAGCCGCTCCGCCAGTGCTTAGTGTCAGCGCCAGTGTCGTGCGCGACAAGAACCGGATGTCTGTTGCCGCGTCGGTGTAAATATCGAGGTTGCTCGACGTACCACCATTGATGCGGCTGTCGTGACCGATCCACGCAGTTGTGACGGAGTTGCGCTGGAATGCAATCATCGCACCATTGTTGATGCTTGCACCACCGTTCAGCGTAAGATCGGAATTGGTAGAAGTTGCGCCGTTTCCAATACCCACATTCCCCGTCACGTCTACCGTGCTGGCGAAGGTGGCGGCACCGCCGAAGTACGAGGTACCAGCGTTATACAAGCCCCAGTTCAGGGTCGCCGCACCTGACTGCGCGGCGATGTAGATGCCGTAGGCGTTCGTGGACTTGGCTTGGCCCTGATTCTCGATCCGTATGCCGTAGAGCGTGGTAACGGCGGTGTTAGCGAGCGAGGGTGCTTCGATGAGCAGGGAATGTCCCGTTGGCGTCGTGAAGGCTGCCGACACGGTTTTCATCTGCAACGATGCCACGGTCCCCTGAAACGTCGTAGATGAATCAAAAGCGACTGCGGAGATCAGACCGTAGGCGTAACCGGAACTAGAAACGCCCGTCCCCGTGAGCTTCAACTGCATATTCGCCGTAGACGTACCGCCGATGCTCACATTCCCCGTACTCTGGAACGTCCCCGCGACCACGGTATTCCCCGTCGCGCTCGCTACCGTGAACTTGTTCGTGGCGATGGAGAAATTCGTCTGGGCATCGAAGTAGTTCGTGGACGATGTGTAGGTAAACACATAGCGTCCAACCGTCGCATCATACACGCCGAACAGATCGGTTTGCGTGAACAAGAACGTCGAGAGTGCGCCCGCACCTGTCTTGTTCAGGTAGAGTTGCGCTTGCGTACCGTGTGAAACCGCCACCGTCGAGCTAAACGCCCCCGTCGTGAACGAGGCCGCGCCTGCGGTGAGGGAGCCGTTGACGTGCAGAAGGGCAGTCGGGGTTGCCCCGTCCATTCCGATGCCAACATTCCCTGCGTATTCGTTGAGATGTAGCGGAGCGCCCGTTGCCGCACCACCAGACTGAATCCACGAGTATGCACCCACAGCGCTGAATCCCATCGACAGTGAGTTCACTGTCCAGTTGCCATAGACGCCACCAGACAGAAGCCTCATCGCCGCAATCCCAACACCGGAATCCAGCGTAAGGTTCGTCGCTGTGATCGAACCAGCGAAGACAGCGGCGTTTGTGCCTGGAACAAAGCACAGAACGTTATCCGTGCCATCAAAGATTGTTAGAACGCCACTTGTCGCGGCATTCCGAAACTCCCACGTCGCCACACCAGTTTGCGCGAGGACCAGCGCTACCTCGTTGCCGCTCGCTTTTGTAATCGTGACGTTGCCGCTCGCGGCAATCGTCGTGAACGAGGCCGCGCCGCCAGACACACTTCCTGCAAACACCGTCGCCTTCGTACTTCCCGTGATAGTTAGTATGGGTACGGTCTTGCCATCGTATACGACGAAATCACGAAAATATGCGACATCGTAGTTGTATCCGGCGTAATTGACGAGGAAAGGAGCAGTTGCATTTGTGGCAAATTCTACCAAACCAAGCGTAGACGATATACTGAACAATCCAGTCTTGATAGAAGTTGTAAAGTTTGCTGTTGTACCAGTGAGCGCGCCGCCGAGTTCAATCGCGCCACCATTAGTATTGAGTTTCAGAACAGATGCGATGCCACCGGCGTACGAATTAATATAGCCGAAATTTCCAACACTATCATAACGGAAATACGCATTGTTATTCCCAGTGTCGTCGCCAACTATAATATATGGGTTTCCACCGCTATTGATTACCGAAATGTTCGATTGGAACGTATGCGCGCCTTGCCACGTGTATGTACCAGCGACAGTATCGCCACCGCGAAGCACGAAGCGTGTATTCGGGTTGGCTGGGTTCCACACGGAACCATCGAACGTGAGCACGTCGCCATTGACTGCGGCGAGCATGTTGGCGCCATTCGTGGTGATGTTAATGCTATCGGCAATGCTGAATGCGGCGAGCGTGGCCGTGATCACGCACGTACCAGCACCCCAAAACCGAACGAGACCAGTTGCATCAACAGTCGCAACTGCGCCGTTCGAGGTTGTCCAGACGGGGTTGTATTCTGGGTGGAGGTCGCCCTGTCCGTCGCGCACTTCCGCGACTAGCTGGAGAGTCGTACCAGCATTGCCACTCGCCGACGCACCATTCGTGATGGTGAGTGTCGTCATGGGGTCGAGCAACGTTACGTTATTCGTGATGTCCTGCCGAGCATAGATACGTCCGCGTTGAATCGTACGGATGTATAGGCTCGATCCTCTACGGACCCAAATCTGCAGGTCATACAGATGCGACGAAACCATCTTCTCAGTGTCAACTGGCTGGAAGTAGATTTCGATTCGGTTATTACTTGTGATTTGGCCGTTCGCGCTTGCAACGGCACTGATGGAGCGCTGAACGGAAGTCGCCGCATCGTCTGCGTCGGTGTCAAGTAGCTTGACAGTGATTGTCGCTTGTTCGATTGTGTCGCCTGCTTCCAAGCCGAACACTGTATCGTCAAATTTCGCCCAATCGCCAGCCGCAACCCACTTAATATCCTTCTGTTGCGGCTGAACGTTGATATCGAGCGTAAACGGAATAGGCATATTAATCCTCGCGGATCGCGACAGAGAGTGCGCAGATGTTACTGTCTATATGTACTCCGCTTTTGAGTTGGGCTAATATGCTCCCATGCGCGCGCCCGCGTACGCGTACGAGGTGAGGTCTTGCGGCTAGAATAACAAATTTGAGTGTTTAATACAGCAACGCGTACGTGCGCTGGCGTGCGAGTCACGTACGCGGATGACTGAGGTTATGTTTTTTAAAGTTTTGCTTTTCTCCTAGCCCTCCGCGATTGCGCAGTCCCAGTATTGAGTATTGTCCGAGCCGTGGCTAGATAGTTAGTACGTCGCAAGTTCTTACCCGATAACATAGTCCAACGTACATCCAAGGTGCGCCACATGCTACGCTCGCTTGTTAGTCTCGCACAGTCAGTGGCTCGCGCTGATTCTTTCATTGGCGAACCTAAGACCGAAGTTCCCATTCGTCGCATAGGCGGGTATACACTCAACAATGACGCCGACCCAGACAGTAAGGCCGACGCTCAGCTAGACTCATTCCGAGGTACGGTGTATGCCGCAGTTGATAAGATTGCGCGACGCGTGGCTCAGCTGAATGTGATGCTCCAGCAGACGGAGTTGAAGGGTGAAGAGGTCACCAAGACTCGTGTGATGATTCACCCATTCCTTCGCCTGTTTGATTCGACGAACGGATTCAAGCCGCATGAGGAGTTCAACGTCTGGGAGCTTAAGTACACGATCCAGACAAGCCTTGATATGACGGGCGAGTTGTGGGTGCTTGTCGAGCGCGATGCATTCGGGCGTCCTGCTCGTGTCACGCCGCTCCCAGCGAATCGCATGAGCATTGTCATCACGAAGGAGACAGGACAAGTCGCGGGGTACTTCTTCGTCCCGAAGGGATGCACGCGTGATTCTGGTGGGATTTTCTTCCCGAAGCGTAAGTGGGACTACCTACACAAGAATCTGTCCGAGCCGTTCATTTGGTATGCTCGGTACCCATCCCCGCGCGGAATTGAAGATCCGAGAGGCTGGTCGCCAGTAAAGGCGGCGGCTTACGCGTACGATATTAACTTGTTCGAGCAAATCTACAAGCGCAACTTCCTCCAGCAGGGCGCCCAGCTTGGCGGCATTCTGCAATCGGAAACATCGCTGTCGAAGGATCAGATCGAGGAATACATCGATCAGTTCAAGCATCGTCACTCTGGATTCCAGAACGCCGGTCTTCCGATGGTCCTCCCGAAGATGCTTAAGTGGACGACCACTGAGCCGACGCCGCGAGATATGCAATGGGCCGAAGCGATCAATATGACGCAGAGCCAGATTCTACAGATCTTCGGCATTTCGGACGCGAAGCTCGGACGGGCCGACATTGGAAACCGTAACACAGCGGACGCGATGGACGTAACGTTCAATCGTGAAGTCATCAAGTCGCGGCTCGACCTTCTGACCGCCAGCTTGAATGCGGACTTCCTGCCTGTGTTTCCGAAGCAGTCCGAGAAGCTATATTTCTCTGTCGAGTTCGAGGATCCGGTTCCAGCCGATTCTGAGCAGAACATGAAGAAGGAAGCTCAGGATCTCACGATGAACGTGATCACGCGCAACGAGGTTCGTACACAGCGCGGCTTGAAGCCGATGGGCAAGTTCGGTGATCAGGTCTACGTGCCGCTTACGCACATCGCGGTTGATCCGTTCGATACGAAGCTTGAACTTTCGCAGGACGATAAGGAGCTACTCGGCTTTATTGATCCGGAAGAGCAAGCGCAGATCGCCGCCGACGCGAAGGCGAAGGCCGACAAGGAAAACGCTGGCAAGAAGAAGGATGGTGAAGTCGATCCGAAGGCGTCTGATCAGGGCAAAGAAGACGCGACAGAGGAATAATGCCAACGCAACTTGATATTGATCATATCAAGGACTACATCACAAGCGAAGATTCACATGATGAGGTCCTAGCGGCAATCTTGGCGGTCATTGTTGGAGTGATGACCGCCGAGTTGTCTATCGCAACTCAACTTACGAATACTGAGTTGAGCCTAGACGCGATCGTTGCTGAATGGTCACAAGTAATATCTCAGCACGTTGTAACTATCAACGAGCTTACTGCGAGCGCGATTGCTGATGTAGTGGCCGCTGGAATCAAGGAAGGAGCCACGGCTGAGCAAATAGTGGCTGATGTCGAGCGTCTATTCTCTTGGTATGGAAAGACGCGTTCTATTACTATCGCGCGCACCGAAGTACTAGGCGCTACGAATTACACGGCGTTCCGCGTGTATACTCAGGCTGGTACTCCGTTTAAGCGGTGGATTGCGATTATTGACGCGGTGACACGCGATAGCCACGCGTCAACGCATGGACAGTTACAGACGATGACGGAGCCATTCGACGTAGCTGGAACGCCTATGATGTTTCCAGGAGATCCATCTGCACCGGCACGTGAGGTCATCAATTGCCGGTGCGTACTTCTACCGGAGTACATGCCAGATAGAAGTATTTGGTCCATCGAGAAGACTAAACACATAGTCAATTCATACGATCAGCGCTATCTGCGCGGCGTTAGCGAACTCACAAGTAACATGCGCGTAGTCTTCAAGAGCCAGTTGGAGGCCGTGCTGAGGTTCCTCTGATGCACGAGCGCAAAGAACGCGAATGGCGTCCAGATCCATGCGAAGTGCGACTAGGCGACATTGTTGTAATCAACGAGCGCAAGTTTCTTAAGGTGAAATGTCGTAGATGCACGAAGTCGAGCGGTAGCGACACATTTCACTATATTGAGCTTGCACCAAGCGCTGGTGTTTAGTAAAAGACACCCAGCATCCTCATAAACGAGCATGCCCATGATCCGTACTGCTGAGCAAATCAAAGCGAAACTCGCTACCTCCCAGCTACCCGTCGAGCGTCAGGCTCAACTGGTTGGCATTCTTGGTGGGTCCGAGAGCGTTCGCT